ATCTTTAGTTTCGCTGATAGTTTCCCATGTTCTTACTTCAAGTAAGTATTCGATTTCAGTAGGAATCGCTATAACATAATGAACTCGATCTGGATCCCAACCATCTTGGTCGACGGTAAAAGTTTGTACAACCTTACCTTCTGTAGATTTACCTTGACTAACACCGTAGATCCAAACTGTGTCGCCTATGCTATATTGTTTCTTAACTGTCATTGTTTAATCAAGCCGGAGCCTGTTCCTTACTTTTTGCTTCAAGAAGGTCTTTGACAAACTTAATCGCTTTACGATCTGTGTCGTAGACGTACTCTTGATCTTCATCTTCGTCGGTACGCAGTGTGACAATCACACCATTGCGTACTTTACGAATCTCTATGCTTTCGAACAACATGGGTTCCCTTTCAGTTTATTTTGGAACTGATAGATTGTAGTTAAAGTGGAAAATACCAATGTGTGCTACTTCTCTGCTCAATTCTTGATCGCACCATACTTCATATCCTGCCTTTTGAGCTTGTTGGCAGAAATAAATGTCCTCACCAATTTCAAGATTAAGTTCTTTAACATATTCTTGTAGGTAGTGCGGTTGAGGAACTCGTTCGTAAACTTCACGCTTGCATAGAACCATACCATGTGGTAACACATCAATGAGTTCCATTGCTGGGGAGTTATCTGTGGTTTGGAATTCAGTGAATTGACCACTGGATCCCATCATACCTGTAAAGTTAGGATTGGGGAAACGACGACGACGATAGTTAGCACCGACGATATCTTTGTTACGAGCCAACAAACGCATAGGAGCATCGATAGGGAATTTCATATCGCTATCAACCCACCAAATGTAATCAAAGTCGCTCTTCAAGAAGATATCAACTAGATTGCGACGAGCAATAGTGATCACTGAGCCGATGTTAAATGCACAATTGATCTTAATGCCATTAGCAACCATGTTGGCTGCAGCCATGGCCAAATGCTGTGCAAATTCAGCATTAACCATTTCCATTGCCGGGACAGCAATCATAATGCTAGGACGGCGTCCACCGGCTTGCGGTTGCATAGATTGTTGAGCAGCATTGGCCACTTGATTCTGTGCCACTTGTTGGCGGCTAGGAATGTTTAACTTACCTTTTTTCATATTTTACCTTTATTGAATGTTTATTATCTAGGAGCAAACTCTTGTTGTAGTTTGATGTTATCAAAGAACTCTTTTTTAGTAGCAGGATCAGTTTGGAACGAACCTCGCAATACAGTTGTCTGTGTCAGTGAACTATGTGCCATAATGCCGCGATTCTCACAGCATCCATGAACAGCCTGTACATAGACTGCTACGTTTTCTGAATCAGTTGCTTTGCTAATTTCGCGGGCAATGTCGTTACAAAGTTCCTCCTGGAGAGTACCTCGTCGGGCACACCATTGTGCGATGCGGGTGTACTTGCTAAGACCGATGAGCTTATTAGCAGCAATAATACCAATGTAAGCAACACCAGATACAGGTTGGTGATGATGAGAGCACATAGAGCGCAACTCACTACGAACAACAAGCATACCTTCATAACGGTCCGCCGAGTCGTTTGGAAATGCTGTTGCATCTGGTGCTGGTTCATATCGTCCTGCCATTATTTCATTAAAATACATTTTAGCCAAACGGCGAGCAGTACCTTTACTGTTAGGATCGTTTTCACGATCGATAAGCAACCGATCAAGAACTAATTCAAATGCTTCTGTAGCTTCGTCAATTAGTCGTTCACGATCGCCTTCATTGAGATACTCGCTGACATTGTCGCCAGCCCAGAAACGCTTATTATCTCGCTTCATCTTAAAGCGGATAACATCTGCAAAGTATGCTTCTTCATAGCCTTTGTCGCTATGAAGTTCTTCGCCTTGTTGAAAATCTTTGTATGCTTTGTCGTACATTATTATTCCTATACCTTATAATACAGGATTATTTAGGTTCTGTCAAGCGAAAGATGGTATTTTTCTTAACTGCGGCATCCAAAACCATCATATCAATGCCCTGCTGTTCTGCAGTCTTTAGTAGAGCACTGGTATCTTTGGGGAAACACGCACCGCCGAACCCAAACATACCATCCGGGCCGGGCACTTGCATATGACTCTTACCAAAGCGTGGATCCATTGTGACCATGTTGGCAATCGTATTGTAGTCGAATCCCATCTTGGTAGCAAGGTTATACATTTCATTCATAAAGATAACCTTGGTGCTCATAAAGCAGTTAATGGTATATTTGGCCAATGCAGCTTCACCAATCGAACACCATTTAACATTATCACCTAGACTTTGTTGGCTTGTTCGAATGATGCGTTCAGCTTCGCGGAGATATAATTTATGTTTACCCCCGATGATACAGAATGTGCCGTTGACATAATCTCGGTTGGCATTGGCTGCAGTAAGGAACTCGGGTGCGTGAACGAGGTTTGGATATTTCTCATTTAGTTCTTCATAGACATCTGCTGGAGCAGTACATTTACTAATGATAACACCTTGGAAACCTACATATGATAATTCACGTAATACATCTTCGAGTGGAGTTGTATCGCACGTACCATCATCATCTTGTGGAGTTGGCACACAAACAAACACACCGTCGCAATCTTTAAGATCAGCAATGGTATTATTATACCCTTTAGCAGGATCTACGCAAGTAACTTCATGACCCCACACATCATTTAAAGCGTTTTTAATAGCGCCACCTACAAAGCCTAGGCCAATAATTCCAATTTTATCCATGTTTGAATTTTTAAAAATAATTTTAGCACCACCGATAGTGCCGGGCATATTCATAGTATAACCACCATTACTCATTTAGTCAACCCCATAAACAACAATTCTCGTTCCGTGACATGTGCCACAGGTTTGAGCCAACCATGCATAATACATTCCTGAATAAGGCTTGCATAATTCTCTGGGCATCGATTACTGATTTCAAATCCTGCTCGAGGTGCCTGCATTAGTCCGTCGTTGATTACAAAGTTAGGATCACCCTGCTTGAGAGTGCGTATAGTGCTGGTATGAGTTTTATATGTCATAACACTATTTTAACATAGTGTTATTTAAATGTCAATAGCAGATCCAGTCGGTATTCTTGAACGGACGACCTTCTACTGCTCGAGGTATGTATCGTATTACTTTCTTTTTAAGTTTCTTAATGATTTCGTGATTATGATCGTGCTCAAAGGCTTTTAGATAAACTTTCCAGCATCCACCGGACTTTTTACTACCTTTGAGATCTATGTTTAGATGATCAATTACAGCCTGCTGATCACCCTTGTGTTTATGTAAAAGTTCGCAGGCTATGTTAAACCCATAGGCATCTATTTCATCACTGTTGCCCAAATAACTCTGTTCTTCGCGTAGTTTGCCCTTGGATGCTGTGCTATTATAGTTAGGCAAAGATTTAAAAGATCTTCTGCGATATTGGCGCATGTGTATAATTTCATGCAGTAGAGTATCGGCAATCAAATTACACAATTGGTTGAATCTTCGTTTGGTAATTTTAAATTCTGATATAACAGGGTTGTAGATAAAGTTCAATTCGATGCACTTTTTATCTTCCGCATCTAAATCACTATAGTAAGTACCGCCTGTGAAAACAGCATGTGTTTTCACTTTTGTATCCCAACCCTCGGATACTTTAACACGATATTTGCGTTTGAGATAAGTGGATAGTATTCTATGGAAATCTTGTTGCTGGATCGAATCTCCCACAAGTTTGGGAGAAAGAGTTTGTATAGCATCGGCTATATCTTGGCGGTTTAGTTTGGACCAGTCAAACATACATGCACACCTTTTAGACTAAAATATTTATCTTAGTAATAAGTTGCAGATAGATTTAAAGTCAATAATAATGGTTAAAATTCTGTTAATATCGAACAAATCTGCCGTCGGGCCCGTGAAATCCATAAACTATCCAATCGGCATGTATAATATCTTGGCTATCTCTAGTAAAAAAATAACTTAGTGTTTCTAAATCATAATGATAGTTAACAGGGTCGACCAGTGTGTCTTTTATTTTTTTAATTGTACCTAGCATATAATCAAACTGTAAACTACTAAACCCGAACAGTACAGAACAGTACTGATAAAGAATATTATTGTTTTGTTGCTGTCGCAGATCAACCATATTATATCCCCACCAGTCTTGCCACTCATTCTTTATAGGATATTTGAAAATAATTTTATTATTGTTTTCTTTAAATATTTCTATATCAAAGTTGCTGTCAAGAAAATATCTTCCACTAATTTTAACAATGTGATTATGCGATACTAGTTCTTCTCGATACCTACTCATAAAGGCCTCTAACAGCAAACATTCACAGTAACTCTTATTAGGATGACTAGTAACTGTGTTGAATATTTCAGGAAACTCGTTCTTAATACTAACAAATTTTAGGTTAGGTTGATACCAAAAATAATTAGCATAGTTTTCCCAATGCTCGCTGGCATCTACAATATATATTGTTGCATCCTTTTTTACCAGCGAATCTATGCTGGCAATGGTGGTAATGGTTTGACGCAGTCTTTCTTCACTAGAAAAATAACTACGAGTCTTACTATAGGTTAAGGGATGCTCGTTTTTAACTTCGATACAACTAGTAATAATAAACGCAGTTTTCATTCTCTGTAATAATTAAATTCTTGAACTTTTCTTAACCAAGTATCTAACTGAGAGTGCACTACCCGATCTTCGCAGTTGTTTAATGCCCAATCATAGCAGTTGCGTGGCTTAATTTCGTCAATGCGTTCTATTGCTTCTACAAACTGGCGATGCTCTCTACAACGAAATCCAGTGACTCCGTTGATCACTGTTTCAGTAAATCCGCCCCAGTCTGTGGTAATAGCAGGAGTACCGCTCATATAACCTTCAACAATCATATTACCGAATGGTTCGATATAGGTTGTAGGCCCTAGTATAGCCTTGGCCTTGGACATGAGTTTACGACGCTGTTCGGCATTGCACAATCCAGCTAATGTTACATGGCTGGGAGTTGAAGTATATCCCATGTCTGTTAATGTGCCACGACCGGCAATGATTAATTTTTTACCTGCTGCTTCTGTGGCCTGTATGGCAATGTTTACACCCTTGGCAGGGATAACACGACCAAAGTAGAGAAAATAATCATCTTTATCCTCAGTGTAGTCAAACTCGTCTTTTGATATAGCGTTATAGATTACGGTATCAAACCAACTAGGGCTCATCAACATATTTCTTTCACCGTAAAACATGTGCATCTGCGCTTGGCTGGTAAATGCACGAAACGGAGCAAATACTGCCTTGGTCTCATAACCGATACTGTGTTCTACTGCTCTGAGGTCTGGGTTAAGATCGCAGGCTCCTTTGTTTTCCCAACCATGATAACATAATATCATATCGCCCGGTTGCTTACGAGCAGCAATGGCAGCACCTGCTCTATCGTTATAAATTTTAGAATCAGTAGGTCCATGCCCAGATCGACTGTCCAAACATTGAACCATTTCACACGGAACTTCTGTTCCCGGAATTCCGTAGTGTACACACTTCCATCCGTATTGTTCCATATGCCTCATAAACTTGTAGGCTAGTATACTAAATGGATCATCTCTTCGATTGATGTTAACTGCATCGTAAGGGCTGGCTAGAATGTGTAATGTTGACATACACATAATTATCATTATAACATGGCGGGCCCTAGAGGAATTGAACCCCTATCACCGCGATCGGAACACGGTGTTCTATCCGTTGAACTAAGGACCCTTGAGATATTTAATCCAAAAAAAAAATAGGACCCTGAGGTCCTATTCTTACATGGTCGGCCCGTTGCCGTTTTTAAATCCAACTACACCACCTTCTGCTTCTATACGCTTCATGGCGTCTTCAAATAAGATTGGTGCAAAGTCGGTTTGTTCAACACAGGCACACCAGTAGCGTGGATCAATCTCATTGCTGTATAAGATTTCACCAGTCTTGGCATCGACGCCACGAGCCCGCATAACACGGTTGGCATGTAAGTGGCCGTGGATGTTAGTGCCAAAGCGACCTAAACTTGCTTCATGAACAGGGATGTGACTTAAGATCATACCGTTCATCACATGGTAGGCCCTCAATTCTCTAAAGTACTGCCTGTACTCGTCGTCACGGAAGATATCGTGGTTACCGCGGATTAAGACCTTGTCGCCGTTTAAGCGGGCTAACGTGGGTAATGCTTTGCGGTTAATGACCACATCGCCTAAAAAATAACACTTGTCTTTTGGACGAACTTTTTCGTTATATCTTTTAATTAATTCTTCATCCATTTCCTCGGCATTATCCCAAGGCCGTAATTTGGTCACACCATCATTTCGCATAAAGCGACAAACTCCTTGGTGTCCAAAATGTGGATCAGAATATAAAAATACTGCTGGCATAACATCTCCTAAATGATAAATAGATAAACAAAGGACAATATCATGGTTGATGCTTATGTCTATCAGATAACTAACAAAATTACTGGCGAAATCTATTACGGATATCGATATAGAAATCAAACGCTTGAAATAGAACCGGAAAATGATCTTTGGGTAAAATATTTTACATCTTCAAATCGAATTAAGAATGACATAAAAAAATACGGCAAAGAATCATTTATTGCTTCTATTATATACAGAAATTCAGATTCTGTCAAGTGTTGGCAACAAGAACAAATAACAATTCGACAGCATTGGGACAACCCGTTGCTATTAAACGGAAAATATCATGATCCAAATTCAAATGTAGAAATATTCCGAAGGATAAACCTATTGACAGAAACTACTCGACTTAAAATGTCTGAAGCCGGAAAAGGCCGCCCAAAATCGGAAGAACATAAAAAAAATATTGCCATTGCTAATACCGGCAAAAAAGGATCAGCAGAAAAGAGTGCCAAATTATCTAAATCTAGAAAAGGTAAACCTCCGTCAAACAAAGGAATTACTCCTCCTAAATACGAATGTCCATATTGTAGATCAATAGTATCCCAAGGCAATTTTAATAGGTGGCACGGCGATCGATGTAAAATAATAGACCCGGTCGGGCACAATATTCGAGTATCTCAAATTACAAACCTTAATAAGAATTAATCAACACTTTCTTCTCTAACATATTCAATCCTGTATTGTGAATGTGGGTAATGTTCTTGTAACCACTCTAATAAACCGTCCTCATAGGGAAGATACACAGAGCCGTCGTAGTTTGTAATATACATTATACCGCTCTCCAAATTTCCCTAAAACCTTCTTCTTCCGTTGGCATCTCGAAACTGGCCAACATACCTTCTATTACAGTATCTGGGATTTCTTTTCCAGGCCTACTTGCCAATCGACGCTTTAATTCAATTCTATCTGGTGTTTCAAACACTACAGCAACGTGCTCATAGTCAGGCAACATATTAAATTTACGAGCTCGACTAGCAAGAGTTGTGCTAGTTTGATCCCAAATAATATCTCGACCCGCCTCGCGGGCCACAACAACTTCTTGTGACATCAACTCTACAGCCCGTGGCATGTATTCATTGAACACCTCACTATAGGTTTTACCCTTGGCGGCCGCATATTCTTCTACAAGACGATCTGTAGAAATGTAGGCACAATCTCGAGTCCAGTCTTGATTGTTAATCCAGGTAGTTTTACCGCTACCCGGAACTCCTACTAATTGATAACATTTAGGAATATTCATACACTATTATAACATAGATTGATAACAATGTCAAAAGAAAACCCTACCGTACATTACATGCATTGGGTAGGGCCGCTATACTATCCCTACAATCATATTTATAATTGGCATAAGGTCCGTTGGCATCAACCCAATGTAAAAAAACTTGAGTACAACCTGATCCGGGGTATTCCTCGCGCCAATGAGTAATCTCTGTTCCTGGATATATTACAGCACTTCCTGGCTGTAGCAACATTGGTCCGTAATTTTCAAACCAAAGCGGCCAGGGCTCACCGCCTACACATAGACTCATCGATATTTCGCAAGACCATCTATCAATGTGTGGACGCATACTTGCACCCTTATGATATACTCTACAATAACTATATGTGGGATATAGTTGTTTTTTTACAGTCGAACTAACTAGGTCAGTTAATTTTAATAATAGAGATTCTGTTTCGGACAATGCATAAGCACTATGACATTTTTCCACCAACTTGTCTCTAACTGGTCTAATATTAAGTTTGATTGATGAGTCCAAATCTTTACATGCTTCGGCTGATAAAACATTATCTATTTTTATTAAAATCATTAGAATTTGTGATTAATTATAAATTACTTACAGTTATAATAATGTCATCATTAATACCGATGCCGTTCCATTGAGCATTTTCTGCTGTACCAAAATAAAAATCAAATTTGGTATTTGGATAAACTTTTCTGATATTGTATAAAAGGTAGCCAACCTGTTCGACGCCCCGAACATCTTCGATAACATAGGTACCGTGAGTTGCTAACTTAGGCCAAGCAGCCATAAAAGTCTTAACCTGCATCTCGGGTCTATGATCACCGTCGTCGATGATAATATCAAACTGTTCCGGGATACTATTATAAGTTCCTGCATCGGTGCTATCCTTGTCCCACTGTATATGTAGATTAGGATTCTGATCAAGATCTGATTGGAATGGCCTTGGCATTATATATGTGGGCATTATATCCACTGCCCAAATATTGTAATTATCTAAGTAATTGGTCCATAACCAGAGACTGCCACCTGCATTGATACCAATGTCTAACAATCTGAAATCATTGTCATATTTGGCAAACAACTCTTGATAAAAATCTAAGTAGGTATGCCACGACCCTTTATCAGTAAAATGGTGAGGATTTTCGCCGTATAATTGACTACCTTCCAAATACAACTGACTTAGAGATTTCATTAGGCTGTGCGTTTAACTAGGTGATATCCAAATTGGGTTTGGACTGGTCCTACAACTTTACCGACTTCGCAACCAAATGCAGCTTCTTCAAATGGTTTAACCATCATACCCGGGCCAAAGACACCTAGGTCACCACCGTTTTGACCGCTAGGGCATTTGCTATTGGCACGAGCCAATTGAGCAAAGTCAGCGCCTGCTGAGATTTGTTCTTGCAGATTAACTGCTTCTGCCAATGAGGGCACTAAAATATGACTTGCTTTTACTTGCATGATTTTCCTTTTATAAATGGTCGGAATGGTGGGATTCGAACTCACGACCCTCTGCTCCCAAAGCAGATGCGCTAACCAGGCTGCGCTACACTCCGAAAAACTTTTTACTTAAATGGAGGGCCACTGACCCAACCGACTAAACTATATCTAACACCTTTGGTTACTGGAGTAACTTCGTGCAATGCGAAACTGGGGAAGAATACAATAGTACCTTTATCCTTTTTAGGCTTCTCTGGAGTATCGCCTAGGTGTAATAACAAATCTCCGCCCTCATACTCAGAAGGGTCACTTAACATCAGACTAAAACTTAGTTTACGAATAGTAAAACTTGAATATAGCATATCACGATGTTGTTTGTAATGATCAGTCGAATCGCCTACATATTTGGTAAATTGTAGACTATCAATGGTCTTTAAATCATATTTAAAAAATTTATCATTGATGCTATTGACTGCCGAAGTGAATCTTTGAAAGATCCATGCATTTTCTGGTATTCCGGCGTTTATCCAAGAAACAAAACAACTCCTGGCAGTGCTAGCAGGGCCTACAGTTGTGCCCTTGGTCATTTTGCTGGATAATTCCGGGTTTTCACCAATGCTGATGATTTTATCTAATTCTTCAATGGTAAAGATTTCGCTCGCAAAACACCAAGGTTCGATATTTTGTACTTCGCTTAAATGCCAGTGATTTAGCAAAGGTCTCGGTGCAGGTTTAGTAGATTCTACTATTACTGGAGGAGTATCAGATTCCACCACTGCTGTAGGTTGTTCAACTTGTTTTTTAGTTCTTGCCATATGTTTCCTATTATTATTTGGTAGGACGTGACGGGCTCGAACCGCCGACATACTGCGTGTAAGGCAGGCACTCTACCAACTGAGTTAACGTCCTATTTAATTTGTTCTACGATTATACCTGACTTTTCTAGAAAGGTCAAGCCTGAATCGTCTCTATAATTCTCACTATAAAAAACTCTTTTTATTCCACTTTGATATATAAGTTTAGCACAGTCTAAACAAGGACTATGCGTAACAAACAAATCAGCATCTAATCCACTTACACTACTTCTTGCTAATTTTGCAATAGCATTAGATTCAGCGTGTAGTACTTCTGGTTTGGTTTTTAAAGTAATGTGAAACCCATCTTCGTGGTATATTTGATCTTCACAATCGTTATCCCAACCTGCGGGCATACCGTTGTAGCCGTAGGCAACAACACTATCATCTTTAACCACAATAGCACCGACTTTTAATCGACGAGCATGACTCAGTTCAGCAAATCTTTGTGCTGTGTCTATATAGGCCTGCTTAAACTTATCTTTCATATTCTTGGAGCGGGATGCGAGAATCGAACTCGCGACTTTAGCTTGGAAGGCTAAGGTAATACCATTTTACGAATCCCGCTTATTTGGTGCCCCGGGGGTGAATCGAACACCCGACTACGGATTACAAAACCGTCGTTTTACCACTAGAACTAACGGGGCATAATTTTATTTACTTGTGTCCCCGGAGTTGGTATCAGTATTCTGGCTAGTCTTTGCAATAGCTTCGAAAGCTTCATCTTCGTTTTGTTGATCTTCAACTTCTAGAGGACTAGGTTTGCGAAAGATAGCATCAAAGTTATTACCAAACTGTTCTTGACTAACACTATATGGACGTGGACGTGAACCTTTGCTCATCGAATTTTCCTCAAATAATCAAAACCGATTTTACCTTCTTGAATCTCTTTTAATGCTAGAACATTTGGAGTGGTACTGTTAGAATTATCTACCAACGGGCGACTACCACGCTTCAATTCGCGAGCACGAATAGCAGCCACCAAAACCAATGCAAAACGATTACCGATATTTTCAACACACTTGTTGGTGTCAATAACGGTGCGTGTCAGCAATTTAGGATCAAACATGTAAAGTCACTTTCTATAAAATTTGGTGCCCCAGGCGAGACTCGAACTCGCAACCGTTTCCGGGACGGCTTCTAAGACCGCTGTGTAAACCATTCCACCACCGGGGCAATTAACTAACTAAAACAATATTGTAACATAATATTTATAGGTTGCCAACTACTAATAAATATTAAAAAGAGAAAAATTTATGAGCCTATACAAAGACCTAGGATTAGATTCCACTTGCAGTGAAGAAGAAATCAAACACCAATACAGAGTATTGGCTCACAAGCATCATCCCGACATGGGCGGCGATGAAGAAATATTTAAAAAGATCAGCAAGGCCTATGAAGTACTAAGCGATCCTGTTCGC